AGGCCGGATGCAACCTCTACGCCGACGCGAAGCGGATCGTGATCAAGCCGATCTGCAACAATGCGGTGAGCGTGGACCCGAGCGAATGGGTCGAGATCTACAAGGCCGTCCCGATCCCCGGCTGGGAGCTGACCTGGGACCGGTCGACGCAGAGGGTCTTCCCGATCTCGTTCCTCGTCTTCGTCTCCCAGGAAAGCGGCGAGGTGGGCGATTTCGGACGCGCCGGGATGCCCGCCGGGTCGACCGAGCTCGGAATCTAAGGGGGAGCCATGGAGACAATCCTCAGCATTGAAACGAAGAAAACGCTCTACAAGCCCTTCCTCATCAAGATCAACGGGAAGGCGTTCCGGGTGAAGGAGATCACTCTCGACGGCCTCGAGATGACGCAGAACCTAGAGAAGGAGCTCATGAAGGGTAACACGGGGGCATTCCGAAAAATGCTTGCGGAGGTCATCGAGGGCCCGATGAACGAGATCGGGAAACTCCCGATCTCGAAGCTCCGGGAGGTCGTCCAGGTCGCGATGGGCGTTGGTAAGACCAAGGAGGGGAAAGAGCAAAAAAAAGGGCACGCGCCCGCGCCCGCGAAATAGCCTTCATCTCGCGGGAGCTCCCCGGGCTTTTTGCTTTCGTGGAGCTCCGCGACATGGGTCTCCGCGACTTCGAGGATTGGACCGCGGAGGCGGCGCGGAGCGTCCTCACTCGCAGGATGGAATTATGCGAGGCGGCGCTACTTCCGCATTTAAGGCAGGAGTCCATCAACCGCACGATGGATGAATTGAAGTACAAGATATATGAGTTGGACAACGAACAGGAAATCGAGGACATCGAGGCCATGGCCAAGCGGCGGCTCGTTGAGGTGCGCGCGGAGATGGCGGCTCGGAGAAAGAACGCGGCGGAGATCAATAAAGCTGGAGGGATGAAGAAATGACGGGCGGAGGCGGATTCATCGCGGGCTCGATCATCGCGAACCTGCTCCTCGACAAGACGGGCTGGAACCAGGCGATCGGCCAGGTCGTCGGCCCGGACGCCGCGAAACTCAAGGGGTCGGCGCAGGCGATCGGGCAGCAGTTCAAGGACGTCGGCCAGCAGATGGTCCAGGCCGGCATCGGGCTCGGCATCTTCGGAGGCGCGCTGATCGGCACCGTGACCACCGGCGTCAAGGCCTTCGCGACGTTCGATGCCGCGATGACCGAGTCCCTGGCCATCATGGGGGACGTCTCCGACGCTTTGAGGAAGGACCTCGTCGAGGCCGCCCGCGAGGTCGCCCGCGAGACGACCTTTACGGCCGCCGAGGCCGCGAAGGCCTATTATTACCTCGCCTCCGCCGGCTACACGGCGGCAGAGGCCGTCAAGATGCTCCCGGTCGTGGCGAAGTTCGCCCAGGCCGGAATGTTTGACCTGGCGCAGGCGACGAGCCTGGTGGCCGACGCCCAGAGCGCGCTCGGCATGAGGATACGGGATGACGCCGTGGCGAACATGCAGAACATGGTCCGGATCACCGACGTCCTGTCCAGGGCCAACATCATGGCGAACGCCTCGATCGAGCAGTTCTCCGAGTCCCTGACGACGCGGGCGGGCGCGGCGCTCCGGCTCGTCGGCAAGGATATCGAGGAGGGCGTCGCGGTTCTTGCGGCCTTCGCGGACCAGGGCGTCAAGGGCGCCGAGGCCGGCACGCGGCTCGACATCGTGCTCCGCGATCTCCAGACCAGGGCCATCCAGAACAAGGCCGTCTTCGAGAAATACAACGTCACGGTCTTCGACTCCACCGGCGAACTGCGGAACATGGCCGACGTCATCGGCGACCTCGAGAAGGCCTTGGCCGGGAAGTCCGACGAGATGAAACGGTCGATCCTCATGGAGATGGAATTCTCGGACCGCTCGGTCTCGTCCATCCTCAACCTTGTGGGCATGTCCGACGCGATCCGGCGGTACGAGGCGGAGCTCCGGAAGGCGGCCGGAACGACGGAGGAGATCGCGCGCTTGCAGCTCCAGACGCTCAACGCCCAGCTCAAACTCACGCAGAACGCCTTCTCCGGCCTCGCCGCGTCGTTTGGCGCGACGGTCGTCCCGGCCCTCATGAAGGTATCGGAGAAGGTCCGCGAGCTCGCGAACGATCTCGCCGTCCTGGCCCGCGAGCACCCGAAGGTCGCGGCCGCCGCGACGTTCGCGGCCGGCGGGCTCGGCATCCTCTTCAGCGCCGCCGCCGCCGGCATCATCATCCTCGGGACCCTCCTCCGATCCCTCGGATCGATCATCCAGAGCGCGGGATTGCTGCGCATCATCGCCTCGCAGGCCTTCTCCTTCACGTTCACGCTCGTCGGCGCCGGCGTCATCATCGCCTACATCGCGAAGGTCCGGGAGGACATGAAGAAGCTCTCGGAGGAAGGGGTCGGCTTCTGGGGCAAACTCGAGGCCTTCGTCAAGGACCATAATCCTTTCAAAAGCATGAGCCGTGAGGGCCTCGGCGATTTCCTCAAGGGCATGGAGGCGGCTAAGAAGGGGATCGAGACGCTCGTCGAGACGGCCCTGCCCGCCGGCCGGAACCTGGCCGCGCAGTTCAAGCCTGTGGCGGCGGCGCTCTTCGACCTCTCCGGGAGCCTCAAGGAGTTCGGCCTGAAGACCCGGACGGAGCTGACGAACGAACTCAAACTCGCAGAGCGCACCCTCGCCGCGCTCCTGAATTCGACGGAGCAGGCGCCTGGCGTCGTCCAGGCCATGAAAGAGAAGATCGCCGATCTAAAGGAACAGATGACTGGACTCGTCTTTGAGACGAGATCGCTCAAGGAGCAGTTCGACATCACCTTCCGTTCAGAGACCGAAGCCCAGGTAAAGAGGATGACGGACGCCCTGCTCCTCTACCGCGGGAAAATGACGGCCGTGGAGATCGACCGGATCCGTGCGGAGATCGATAAGCTCGCCGGATCGCTCAAACTTAACCTCATCCCGGCCGCGGACGAAGTAGCGAAGCACGTCAATCAAGCACTCGACAAGCTCATCGAAATGGCGCTCAAGGTGAACTCCGAGATCCAGAAGTCGGTCAAGTATACGACCGAGAACATGGAGTCGGACCTCGACGCGATCGTCAAGGGTTGGCAGAAGACGGCCGACGAGGCAAAAGGTGCCGCGAAAAAGGCGGCCAAAGAGACCAAGGATGCCTGGAAAGAGACGACCGACCAGATGGCCAAGGCCTTCGGCGACGCGTTCGCGAATATTCTCAAGGACGGCCTCAATTTTGTGAACCTCCTGAAGAACCTCTTCCAGGGAACAATCAACGCCCTGGTGACATACATAGGTAAGGCGCTTAGCGAGAAGATTTTCAAGCCATTTTTCGACGGGATGCTGAAGGATCTCGGACTCGCCGCGACCGCAGCGGCCGCGGGGCTGATCGCCTACTTCGGGGCCGCCATGATCGACTTCTTCGACGGGATCAGCGAGGAGGAGCAGGCCCTCTTCGACGAGATCGACCGCAGGATGGACGAGGCCATAAAGAAGGGCGAGACCCTCCTCGACACGATAACGACGGCGATGCTCAGGGCCGGAGGATCGACCGCAGCGGGGGAGGCGACGAGGAGGATCGGCGACCAGCTCAGCGACTGGGCCGTGGCATTCAAGGAGATAGAGGACGCGATCCGCGGCGTCTTCACCTCGAGCCAGGATCTCGAGGACTCCTGGTCGAGGCTCCTGGACGAGGCGAAGCGGCTCGGAAAGGAGGGGTCGAAGGAGCTCATCGAACTCATCCGAGCGTTCCGGGAGGCGGGCAAGGAATCGAAGGCCCTCAACGAGTACGTGCTGTCGTATTTGGACACGATCCCGGACGCCCTCTCGACGCTCGTCCGCGGCGTCGATATCCTCAAGGGTTCGCTCGTCGACGCCGCGGGGAAACTGAAGACAGGGAATGACCTTCTGGCCGCGCTCGACTGGAGGAAGCTGCACCTCGAGGAGGTCGAGGAGCGGCTCGGCGAGCTCGGGCGGATCGCCATCACGACGTTTAATGCGATGCTCGCCTCCGGGAAGTCCTGGATTGATACCGTCGACGCGATGGCCGGGCCCCTGGCCATCCTCCGCGATAAATACAAGGAGCTCGGCCTGTCCTTCGTGGGCACCGGGCTCGGGCACCTGTTCAGGATCGTGGGGATCACGGAAAAATACAGGGACCTTTTCGAAGCGATCGACGCGACGAAGCAGATCCTGACCGCGCTCGGGAACACGGCCTGGCTCACGGCCGACGCCTGGAAGACGCTAACGGGCGACATCGTCTCACAATTCCACGCCCTTCGACACGGCGGCCTTAGCGTTGAGGACTCGCTCCGGGCCCTGGTCCCGTCGCTCCAGGAGATCGTCAACTATGCCGCGGCTTATGGCTTCGAACTCGACGAGCAGACCCAGAGCCTCGTAAGACAGGCGATGGCTCACGGCTGGATCAAGGAGGCCCAGAAGACCGAGGCAGCCGTCCTCGTCGAGGGCTTCAACCGCGTCTGCGACATCCTAATCAAGATCGCCGAGGTCCTCGGGGCCGATGTCTCGGACCTCATGCAGGACATCAGCACGACGGCCGGGACGTTCTACAAAACAAGCAAAGACACGGTCACGGCCTGGAAGCCGATGGCCGGGATCCTCGTTCCGTTCAACGAGGATCTCGAGGACGCGATCGCTCTCGCGAAGAAGCTCGGGATCACCGTGAGCGAGATAGGGCACGACATGACGCCCTTCGTCACGACGACGGGAAAAGGGACATCCGGGTTTGGCGTCTCGAGCTACCAGGAGGGCGGGATCGCCTGGACCCGACAGCTTGCCGAAGTTGGATGGCCCGAGCCGGAGGTCATAACGCCGCTTAGCAAGTATCGCGAGCCCAAACAGTCGGCAAACCTGACCTTCAACATCAACGCGATTGACCGCAGGGGGGTTGAGGAGTTCCTCCGGCACGACGCCAGGCCAATACTCCAGGAGATGCTCAACAGCGAGGACCTCAAGGCGCCCGAAGGAGGCGGAATGTGAGCACGCCGAAGCTCGATTTTTTCTGGAAGAACCACTTCGACGCGGCGACGGTCACGGCGAACTCCGAGGACCCGGACTTCCCGGTCGAAAACCTCCAGGAGCGGTGGGCGACGTGGGACTGGCGGAGCGCCGGAGTCGCCGGCGCGATCGAGATCGTCGCGGACCTCGGCGCGGAGTGGGCGACGAAGCCGGTCCTGGGGTTCGTCCTTGAGAACATGAACCTCACGGCCGGCGCGGCCGTCGAGATCGGCGGGCACCCCACGGACCCGACCGGGATCGGCGCGACCGCCTACTCAACGTCCGTCGCCGTGACCGCAGAGATGATTGCGAAGAAGAGAATCGCCGTCAAGCTCCCGGCCGAGGAGACCTACCGGTTCTGGCGCGTCGTCATCGTCGACGCCGCGAACCCGGACGGCTATGTCTCCGCGTCCCGCGTCTTCTTCGGCGAGGTCTTCCGGGCGAAATACCACTACAAGCCGGGCGGAGGGCGCGACCTTGTCGACCCGTCCTCGATCGGCCAATCGCCGGCGGGCCAGAAGACGTCTTCTCGGCAGCCGGCCCGGGACACCTACTCGCTGCCCGTGACGATCGCCGGGCTCGCGGACATAGACGGCTACGACGAGATGGCCCGCTGGTGCGGCGCGTACACGCGGCCGCTCTGGGTCGCGCTCGACTCGACGGACATTACGGGGAGTATTGTCTACATATCGTTCATGGAGACCATCAAGCGGCCGCTGAGGACCTGCCTGACGCCCTGGTCGACGACCCTCCGGCTGGAGGACGAGCCTTGAGTTTCGACCCGTCGAAGAAGGACCAGGACCTCGTCTGGATCTGCGGGATCGAGCCCTGCCGGCGCCTCGACACCGCGGCCTGGACGCAGGCGCCGGCGCCTAACACGAGCTGCTGGTGGATCGCGCACCCGGAGGGGAAGCCGTCGCGGGTCCTCGAGCGCCGGCTCTCGACCAAGGTCACGACGGAATATGCGCCCGACGTCGCGCCGCTCGCGACGTGCCAGGCCACCGTCTCCTCCTGGTATTGGAGCCCCGGGAACGAACGGCTCTATGTCCACGGGTCGACGGGCGCCAATCCGGGCGGCGGCCTCTTCCTCGTCCGCTCGCACTTCTGGGACCGGATCGCCGACCGCACGATCGTCGTCGATGGGAAGCAATACCGGCCGCTCTTCTCCCGCGCATCGCTCCCCGAGCTCTCGTTCGAGGCGAAGCCATTCTCCGACGGCGGGATCGCGCAGACGTACGGCTCCATCGAGGTCCTCAACAACGAGGCGTACTGGGACGCGCGGATCCACAACTACATTTACGAGGGGAAGCGGATCGTCGTGAAGTTCGGCGTCCCGGGCATAGACACCTACGCGCTCTTCAAGGACTTCATCGACTCGTTCATCGGGGACATAGCCTGGGCCGACGACAGGGTCGTCTTCAAGGTCGAGGACCCGAGGAAGCTCCAGGAGTAAACCTTGCTCTACACGACGCTGCCGCGGACGAGCTTCGACAAGACGACGTACCCGAACCTCGAGGACCGGATGAACGGCGGACCCATTCCGATCCCCTACGGACACCTGGAAAATGTCATCCCCGTCTGCGTCGACGTCATCACGAAGCGGCAAAAGTTCGCCGGTCGGGAGATCGGAGCGATTGACGAGATCCGGAACGGAGGCGAGCTCCTCGTCGCGGGCTCCGATTACACGACGGACCTCGCGAACGCGGAGTTTACACTCTTGTCGACGCCCTGGCTTGAGCCCGCAACCCTCTATTATTTCGTCCTTGAGGCAGATTACCCCGTGGGCGGTGGCCACTTATCTTTCAAGAAATGCCACACGGCCGGATACGCCGGCGGCCAAGCCTTCATAATAGACGGCGCCGGCGTTTGGACGGCCCAGCCAGCCGTCGATATCCTATTCCGTCTCAAGGGCCGGGCGAAGCTCTCCGGCGGGTCCACGAACAAGGTCGACACGACCTACCTTGGCCGGGGCGCGGGGTTACCCCTGCGGGACGCCGCCGCGCGGACGCGGATCGCCCAATCGTTCACGACGGGCGCAAAAGGGTTCTATGCCACTTCGATCTCGCTCTGGACGACGAGGAAGGGGACGCCCCCGGCCTCGCTCCTCCGCGCGACCATCCTCTCGGCATACCTGCCGGCCGAGGTCCGCGTCGGCGCCCGGTCCGTAGAGATAGATGTCAAAGTGGACGAACGATACTGGAAATATTCCCTGCCCTTCCCGCTCCAGACCGAGGACTCGGATCTCAGGGGCGATATCCGCGGCGTCCTGAAGGCCGGCGCGGTCATCTACGACGGGGCAGACATGCTCTGGGACCTGGTCGTGACAGAAATCGGGAAGGCGTCCACGATCATCGACCCCGCGGCCCTGGCGGACTTCAAGACGAAGCGGGCGTGGGAAGTCGCCTACAACCTCGACCGGACCCTCACCTTCGGGAAGATCCTCGCGAAGCTCGAGACGTCGCTCCTCTTCAAATTCACGCCGCTGCAGAATCAGACCCACGGCCCGGTTGTCTATGAGGCCGTCGAGCCGCCGAACACGCCGCACCTCCAGGACGGGGACTTCAAGACGTTCTCCATGGCCCGGAGGTTCTCGAGCGTCCGGGCCCGGATCAAGGTCAAATACGACGAGTCCCCAAGCGACCAGGACGTCTTCAAGCTCGCCGAGCTGGAGTCCCAGGTCGCGGAGTTCTTCTACGGCGTTGATTCGACGCTCGAGGTCGAGACCTACCATAAGACGGCCGCGGGCGCGGCCTGGCTCGCAGGGAAACTTTCCAGCATGTACGAGATGCCGCCCCTCGAGGCGAAGTTCGAGGTCTGGGGCTACGGCCTCGACCTTCTCCCGGGCCGGGACAAGGTCCACCTGACGAGGATCCGCGCGTGCTACGCGGGCGGGAACCTCTCCGGCGTCCTCTTCCGGATCGAGCGGATCTTGAAGCGGCCGGATACGCGGTCGACGGAGGTCGTGGCGGTGCTCGACACTCAGACGTATTGAGGAAAAAAATGCCGGTCGGCGATAGGACATTCTCAAGGAACTCGGCGGAGGCGCTCGTCCGGAAGATTCTCGCCCTTCTGCGGGCCGGCGGCGTCACGCAGTTCGTCGACCTCGACGACGGGGATACGGAGGCCGTGGCCCAACGCGAGACCGTCGAGGACAAGACGGACGACTACACGCTCGACGAGGAGGACTTCGGTAAACTCCTGACGATGACAAACGCCGGGCCGAAGATCTTCACCCTCCCGGCAGTCGACGCTGAGGACATCGGACTCTACGTGAGCCTCGTCAAGCGCGGAGCGGGCAAGCTGACCGTGCAGGCCGCCGGGGGCGAGACGATCCAGGATTCGAGCGCCGGCGGGACAGTCTATAACGACCTGGCCGAGGAGACGTTCGCCCTCGTGAGGCTCTGCGTTATCGCGGCAGGGAAGTGGATTATAGAGCACTTTACAGGCTCGGGATGGAGGACATCATGAAAATAGAGATCAGTTTAAAGGACGTGATCATCTTCGCCCTTGTCATCGTCCTTGCGGTGACGATGTTCATCAGGTTCGCGAAGATCGAGGCGACACTGCAAACGGCGGCGCTGGTCAAGGCGGTGAACGACCAGGGCGCGGCGATACAGCAGATCGTCTCGTACCTCAACGGCAAGACGGCAGGGCCGAGCGCACCGGTGAAGGCGCCCGGGCAACCCCAGGCCACGCCGCGAAACAAGGAGTAGGTCATGAAAAAACGGCTCGCGGCCGCGGCGATCGCGGCGCTCATAGGATTTGTTTTCCTTTTCGGCCAGGGCCCAGTCCAGAAGGTCCGGCTATGGGACACAAACCTCAGCCACTCATTACTGTTCAACTGGAACGAGAACGACACGGCGGGGCGGACGCTCAATTTCCTCGTAGCCGCGGGCACGCGGTCGTTCACGATCTCGGGGGACAGCTATATCGACCAGGACGTCAGGATCGCGGCGACGCCCTACCACGCGGGGCTCTATCTGAGTTCGTCGTCCGTTGCGCCTTTCTTGAAGCTCAGCAACGCGAGCGGCACGGCCCGTGACCCGATCATCCAGTACGCTGTCGGCGTAACGCCCGTCACTAGATGGACGCACGGATTGGATGATAGCCTATCCAACGATTGGCTCCTCTGCACCGGAGATATTCTGACGGATGTGGTGGAAGAGGAAACCTACGAACTGTCCTATTCCTACGATACATTCTTCCTGGTCGCTGATTCGGGTAACTACCGGATACAGAAATGGCTCACCGCCGACGGTTCTTATTTGGCCAAAATCGGGACTAATGGAAGCAGTGACGATCAGTTCAACCAGCCGTGGGGAATTTGTTCTGATGGAACATGGGTATATGTAACCGACACCACGAACGATAGAATCAAGAAACATCTTCTTTCCGACCTTTCTTTCGTCGCCAAGATAGGTTCACATGGATCAGGGAATGATAACTTTAATTCCCCACATGGAATTTGCACGGACGGGACGTGGCTTTATATAGTTGATAAAAATAATAATCGTGTAGTAAAGCGACTCTGTTCCGACCTATCCTATGTTTCCGAAACAGCAGGGCCGGGATTCCTTGCCCCTGATTACATCTGTACTGATGGGACGCATATCTATACAGTTCAAACGCCCGGAGCGACCTATCGGATATTCAAGCACTCTTGCGATGACCTTTCACTTGATACTCGGGTCATGCCCGCCGGGACGGACGGCCACATTGATTCCGCAACCCTTACCGCCATCTGTACCACAGGCGGATATCTATATCTGACAAACAGCAATAGTTTTGGCGGGTCCGCCGCCGTTTATAAGTATGCCTGTTCCGATCTGACGTGGATATCTCAGTTCGGCACAAACGGGAGCGGCGAGGGACATACAGAGGTTTATGTCCCCGGCGGAATAACAACCGACGGGACATATCTCTACATTTCTGATTCGCAGACCACCAATTATGCCCGAATCTTGCAATGGCAATTAGATGGGACGTTCATCTCCCATTTTGGCGTATATGGCAACACGGATGGTACAATTAACGGCCCTCGGGGCATTTCCCTTTCCGGCCAAATCACTCGGAGCACCCTTTTGCCTCGACGCGGCCCAATCCTTCGTGCCAAAGCCGACGGCTTGGCATGCGAATCTTATGTTTCCTTCCAATTGCGCGACGAAATCCAATTCCGCGAGGACTCCGTAGCCAACGCGAACTACATCGCCATCCAAGCTCCGGCAACTGTCACGTCATATAAACTCATCTTGCCCGGCGCGACGGCGGGGGCAAAGAAGAACCTACAAGTCGGCGCAACCGATATTCTCGCATGGACACAGAACGTCGATACGGATGGTACACCATCATTTGATCATCTGCACCTGAGTGCAACGAGTAACCAAATTATTCTACAAAGCACTGGGGTGACCGGGACGATAACGGCGACCCCCGCCAGCTCGAACAAGGTCTGGACACTTCAGAATATTACCGGGACGATTTATCAGACAGCGGGGACGGATGTTGCCGTAGCCGATGGCGGTACAAATAAAAGTGCGTGGACATTATATGCCATACCCTATGCCTCTGCCACGACAACCATTGGTGAAATAGCGATAGGGGACGCAGGAAAGGTTCTGGCGGTAGCGGCAGGAGCAACCGGATATGAATGGATAGCGGCTGGCGGGGGTGGAACGTTTCTTAGCTTGACCGACGTTGATGAGGCCAACTATACGGGCCATGCCGGACATTTTGTCGTAGTCGATGGCGATGAAGATGCTCTTGTATTTTCGGCTTCTTCTGTCGCGGCCCATGACATCCTATCGGTCACGCACGGCGACACGACAGCGGCGGCGGTAACTCGCGGGGCGATGATCGCCGGGCTCGGAGCCTCGCCGAAGTGGACGGCGGTGGTCGCGGGGACCGAGGGATACGTTTGGACGATGGGGGCCGACGAACCTGAGTGGGCGGAGAGTTCTTCCGGCTCTCCCGGAATGGTTACGCTTCTTAATGAGGCGTTTGATGGACTGGCGACCGCAGCCATCAGCGGCCAGGGCTCCTACACGTACTTTGGGGCATGGGCCGTCACCCTGGTCGGAACATCAACGGCAACCGTGGCGGTAAAATCCGGCGCGGATAAAATGGGCATCCTGACGGGCGATACGGTCACGGAAGGATCGTCGTATGTATATTTAACAACCGGTGCGGCGTGGCCTTGGGGACTTTGTTATGGAACAAGGTTCCACTTCAAGATGAGGACGTCCAACGTCACTATCGGAACAAAAGGATGGAATCTCGGAAGCGACTCCGATGTTGACGAATGTCAGGTCTATTTCAGGACTACTGGTTCAAAAATAACCTTTTGGAACGGCTCGACAAACACGGATATGATGACCGCCGTCAACGACACTTGGTATACGATTGACGTTTTCATTAATGACGGGACCACCATTCCCTATGCCCTCGTTTTCATAGACGGAGTTCAGCAGGCGGGGCCAAAGTCTTGCGGCGCTAACACGGAAAACTGGAATCAAGTTGGATTTTATTGCAACACGACAGGAACGGCGGCAGCCATCAATCTGGATTTTGATGATTTCTACATAGCGACAAGTCGATTCTTTGACTTGGTAGATTAGGAGGACGATCTGATGCTCCGTGACGACAAGGTCGGTATATGCTTCGGGCGCCTCGCCCCGATGGACGAGTTTGGCACGTTCGACGGGAAGAAGTTCAACCTAGATGAGGCGAGGCTCGGGGCAGAGTGCGACGCGGCCGCGGACGCCGGCGCGAACATCGAGCGGTTCATGGCCCAGGCGGTCTGGGGACCGCATCCGTACGGCCGGCGCTCCCAGTTCCAGCCGTTCGTCTACGACCTGAAGACGAAGCGGTGGGAGCTAGAAAAGCGGAACGACTATTACTTCCCGATCATGAAGAGGATCGTGGCCCGGAACCAGGCCTCGAACAAAACGACGATCATCAGCGTCTTCGACGGCTGCGAGCTCCGCGGCATCGCCTCGACCTTCAGCCCCTGGGTCGTGAACAACCAGGGCGTCAGGACGTTTTACGACCCGAAGGCTGACGAATATACGGGCGATTTTTTCCGCGACTGCGTCTCCGAACTCAAGGCCTATGACATCATCTGGGACTTCAACGAGCCGGAGAACGCGGCTTATCCGGCTTTCTTCGAGCGTGTGATCCTGCCGATCGTCAAGGAGAAGAAGATCCCCTGGACGCGCCTGACCTACGGCGCGACGACGAAGTCCGAGAAGCCGAACTCCGTCCAGGACCAGGTCCGCACGATCGTCCGGGACGCCTACGGAAGGGCTGCCGAACGGACGATCATCAGGCCCGATCACTCGTTCCCGTTCACGGAATCGCTAAAGGCCCTGGAGCCCTACAACACAGACCTTTACTCGGACGATGGATGTTATCTCCCGCCGGGCCTGACCGCGTCCATTTGTGACGTTCGGCCCGGCAAGGGTGCGCGGCCGTCCGCGAGGACGTGGGGGAAGGTCTCGCTCGCGATCCTCAAACTGCACCCGATCATGGCCGGCGTTCGCGGACCCCTCGTCTATTTCGAGCACCTTCCGGCGGGATTCTCGATCGGCGACCTCTTGTGCTGGCTTGCCCCGATCATGGCAATCAGCGCGTCCTACCGGGCGAGGTTTGGGTGCTGGCCGTCGAACTATGGGAAGCACCGATAAACCCTGTCTAAAAACCTGTCCACTCTCTCCGACCGAAAAAAACAGTCCCAAAACTTCGCCGCCCAGAAAACATGTCTATACTGTGTCCAAAACGGCCTATCTCAAACCATGCCATTCAATGCCCGAAAGCCTATTTTCCCCCGAGAGAATGAAACCCTTGCCTGAAAGACTTTAGGATTCCTAATCCATGTGTCGTGGGTTCGAGTCCCACCAGGGCTACTTCCAACCTCTTTGAAATAAATCGGATACGCTATAATTGAATCGGTCTGTGTCTAAACATCCATGTGTCGTGTGTCTAAGAATCAGGCTAGCGGTTATGGGATGAGAGAGTCCACGGCGTGACGCTTGTGGACTGGATCACTGTGGGAATAGAGGAGCGATATCATCATTCGGCCATGTCCCAGTATCTCGCTGATGGTCACGATATCGACCCCTGAGGCCAGGAGCCGCGTTGCGAACGCATGGCGGAACAGGTGGAGTCCGGTCCGGACTCCGGCCTTCTTTGAAATGGCGTCCATCGTTCGGCGAAGCAAACTCCCGGAGTTTCGGTTCGGGACATCGAATACATAGCGCCCGGATCGCGGTTGTCGATTTATGACGCCCAGGGCTACGACGTTGAGCGGAACCGTCCGGAGTTTTGCCCCTTTGCCTAAGACCCTGGCTTCAGCGTCGCGGATATCTTCCCATTTCAGATTGAGCGCCTCGGAGCGCCGGAGCCCCGTATTCAGGATAAATGTCAACAAGTCGGGGAGAACTTTCTGGATCGGACTCTCCGGCTTTTTCGATATGGCCGTCGCCTCGTCCATGATTATTTTGATCTGCTCGTTCGTCAACGGCTGAATCTTCGTCCCTTCCCGAGCGAACTTTACCTTGCGGAGCGGATTCGGTCCGGGGATGATTTCCCAGTCGATGGCCTTGTAGAACATTCCACGGAGGATTTGTAGATATCGATTAAGCGTAGTTTTGGAGCGGTCAACCTCTCGGGATTCTTTTCCCTTGATGATGGTTCTGGTCTTGAGCATGGTGCGGATTTGTTCGATATGATAAGCCGTGACTTCATCGAGGTTCTTGATCTTGAGCTCATCGAATAGATCAAGCATCTTGTCCAGTCGGAGTTTTTCTGCCGGCCAGGATGCGGGTTTCGTTTCCCTGGCCCATTCGAGATATCGGGCGGCAAAGTCCCGAAGATTGGTCGTCGATATCTTTGCCTCGGCGCGATACTTATGCGTGAGTTCGTTCGCTCTGGCGATCGCCAGGCCGTGTTCCGTCGTCTTTAGCGATCGACGGACGCGCTTCTTCCCGACCCAGAGATCGAGCCAGTAATAGCGGCCAACTTTTTTGATCACGATGGCTTCGGCTTTTTCTCAAGTTCCGGCGGTCCTCCATCCTTCGGCTCTTCTGGATTTGGCGGATTGACTATCGGCGGCACTGGCCCGGGTTCGGCGCGGATGAACCAATCGAGTTTAGCTGTTTTACGATCGAGCGTGATGATGATCTTCATTTCAATAAACCTTGAATCCACCCAGGGTTGAATAGGACCCAAGTTTTTTCCCGGTCATCCATCCGATGACATCCACAGACAAATACTCGGTATTTTGTTGGATCGCGCAATATGCCGCGATCGTTCTCGTCATATCTTCCTTTAATTCAACGTTTATGGACGCCCAGGTTAATTCTTGAATCCAAACCCTGCCGATTTGAGCGTCTAATTTTTTAATCAAGCCGCTTTTTTGGGCTTCTTGGATTCGCGCAGAGATATCTACCTTAAAGGCATCGCTGAACATTGGTTTCGGAGTCGGAGGTGTACCCCCGGAATCACATGCGGCCAGTGTCATACACAATACCACTACTAAGATTCCCCATCTTCGCATGACTCACCCCCTAAGATTTATTTCTTGAGTTCGTCTAGGCGCTCCCGAATTTTTTGATCAACAATTTCGTCGATCGTTTTAGGAGGTTTAATTTCTTCCGCCTTCGGGCAAAGATCGCCCATTTGAACCCCCAATAACTCTGCTATCTTGGATAGCTCGCCAACCGACAGACTGCGTTTGTTTTTCATGATCAGGCTCAACCAGGGTCCGGTATACCCGAAGGCTGTGGCAATCGAAATCCCCGTGACCTTGCGATCCTTCATCAACTTTCGCAGGCGGGCCGTGATAGGCGCTTGCCTCTGGAGTTCTTCTGCTGAGTCAATCATCCTTGAAATATTATTTTCCTTTCTTTACCGCCTGTCAAGCCTAAATGTTTTATAAACAATAACATAGCACGTCGTAAATAAAATATAATAATACTTGACATGGTGTTAATTATTTATTATATTAGTTACACCATGTTAAGTATAGTCAAGTTCATAAGGGAGCGAGGGATGACACAGGCCGCCTTCGCTAAGCAATTGGATATATCCGAGGCAATGCTTTCCCTCTGCCTACGGGGAAAACGCCGTTTCGGTCTTAGTACCGCACTCAAGGCCAAGAAGATCACGGGGATGGGACTGGATGAAATATACCGGGGAACCAAATGAGCCAGGACCCCCTCCTCACCCGTAAAGACCTGGCCCGGCTGTTCCAGGTCAAGCCCTGGACGATCGATTCCTGGTGCCGGAAGGGAATCCTTCCGTACGAGGTCTATCCCTGCGGCAAGCGCTTCGACCCGGATAAGATCGAGATCTTCCGGGCTAAGCGATCGTTCGGTTCTTCGACCATTCATACCACTCAAGATAAGGGGGTGGCCGGTGTCGGTCAATCGAATTATGAGCGCTAATTCGGGTCTTCAGTGTCTACTCTACACGAACTTCGTGATCAAGGCGAAGTACGCTGTCGAATCCGTGGCCGAAAAGATGGGCATCCATCGGGACACGCTCTATAAGTGGATCGAGGGCAAAAACCTTTTCCCGGCCGATCGGTTGGCTCCGCTCACCGCGGCGACGCAAGACACAGAATACCTGGAATACATCCTGGATAAGTGCGGATACGTCCTGCTGCCGAAGATCCGGGACAAGAAGGCGGCTGAAACGATGATCCAAATGGCAAAGGTATTCTTGTCAGCAGCGAATGGAAGGGGCGATACGCCATGAATGAAAAAAACTGCAAGGCCGTCATCTCCGAGGATGGCGGGAGCATTGAGGTCTATAGCGAAGGGAAGCGATACGTCTTCGCGCTCGGGTTTTCGGTTTGGGAGTGGATCGATCTCGTGAAAAGTGGGCGGAACCTGCCAAAAAGGGTGCGGAAGGCCCCTTTGCATACACGAATTCATGCATGAAACAGGTCGAGCATGAGGAATGACACGTCAAAATACGATCGCCTCTCCTGCGCGCTCTCAGGGCGAAATCTAATCAGGACCCTAAAAACGGCTGAAGTATCGAAATATCGACTCGCCAAGGATCTCAACATCAGCTACCGGATTACTCAATATTGGGCAAAGGGAAGACGACCTTCGGCGGCAATGGCTGAACGTGTCGCGGCATATCTAGGAATTCAGGCCGAGCCGGATAGGATCTCCGCGCTCGAAGTCCGGGTCAAGAAGATCGAGGACAGGTTCGGAATTGGGAAGGGGAAATTATGAGCCGAAAAAAATCTAACCGGACCCTCCTTATGGAACAGGAATGCGCAGCCCGCAAGCTGGAGCGCGAGCGCAAGAAGGCGGAGATTGAGCGCGATAAGAAGATCCGCGACGAGCGCCGACAGCAGAAGAAAGTGGAGCGGGAAGCCAAACGCGATGCGCGCTTGAAGAAGCGCCTCGCCCATGAAAGCGTCGAGCGGAACGGCGTCCCAAAGGTCGAGTCTGCCGGCCTCGGGTTCGGGATCCGCTATGCCATCGAATACTCGCCATACGTGCTCTGCGAGGGATGCCACAACGCCATTCGCGAGAACTCGATGATCGGCAGCCTCTGCGAGCGCTGTCAATATTCGAAGGAGGTTAATGACGAAGGATTGAAGCTGGAGGCAAACAGGGCCGTCCCCGGAACCGAGGACGGCGGGAAAAATGGAACCGCGGCCCCCGCGGGCCAGTTGACGCTCGAATTATAGCACCGCGCGGGGCCTTGTCAAGAGAAAAGGAGATTCAATGACTGAAGACAAATTGACGAAAACCGCGCCGCCGGGCGCGAACGGGAAGCAGATCGTCCTCGCGGCCGACTTCGGCAAGGTCTATGTCAAGATCCTGCCCGACGGCCAGGTCATGGCGCCGATCAAGGCCGACATGACCCTCTACGAGAAGCACGGCCAGATCTACAGCCTGAAGGGCAAGTGGAGCATCACGGCGTCGGGGTATTGGCACCTGAACAAGGTCGCTTCGATTTCGATCCTGAAGCCGCAGTCCGTCATCGTCGACGGGAAGCCCGTGCCGAACCCGCACATTGAGCGGAACCGGAGGACGAAGGCGATCGAGAGCGTCAACATCCGGGCGATGGGGATCGGCTACTCGCCGGCCGGGAACATCGTGGTCATCGACAAGACGCTTTTCTACAACGTCTACACGTACTTCATCCAGAGCATCCAGGCGAAGATGAAAAGGGTGGTCTGGAAAAAGGACCCGGAGGGGAACCGCGTGCCGACCGACGAGAAGGAGTCCCCGAACTGCGCCATCTACGGCATCGCGGAAGAGAAGCCGACGATCGAAGGCCGCTGGGCATTCTTCCCCACGGAGAGGCCGCTCGGGATCTGGGTCAACTACCAGGACCAGGCGATCGTCGACTGCCTCGAGGAGCACACGCAGAGGCAGCGGTTCGGGGACCGGATGGCAACGACGATCGTCGAACGGAACGTCCTCAAGGACCACCCGGCGATCGCCGCGGCGCAGGTCGTGATGAAGGCTGGCGAGGGGGGCAGCAAATACGCGAACGTCGTCGTCTACGGATGGCGAAACGACAACACCCCGCGGAACCTGGCGGACCTCATGAAGCAGGCCGAGGACGGCGGCGAATCAAAGGAATTCGAGGTCCGGAAGGAGACCATCGTCGACGTGGAGGCGGAAGAGGAAAAGGAAATATTGGAAGAAGTCGCCGCCGACGAAAAGCCTGAGAAGATCGGCAATCCCGCAAAGGACCAGGAGCCGCCCGAAGAATACTGGGAGAAGAGGCGGGCCGAGGCCGCGAAGGGCGGGAAGGCATGAAGGAGATCGATAAGGAGCAATTGAAGAGGGAGGCGGACGCGAGGGCCCGCCTCCGGGAAAAAGTCGCGGTCCGTCGGTCCGGCATTTCCTTTGAACATCCGCCGGCCGAACCCATTCTGACGAAGCCGGAGAACTGGCACGGAATGCTCGCGCAAGGCGTGGCTCAAACGATGCCTTGTGCCCCGAAGGTCGTACTCGCGATCAAACCTGCGGGCATCGTGGCGACGGAGGGGGGTTTCCTCCTGGCGGAACTCCGGGAGGTCGCGATGGAGATGGAGGCCGCCCTGGATGCCGAGATCGAGGCCGATAGACGCGGGCCGACGGAACATCGCGACCGGAACTGGGCGTCATCGATCGGGCATCCATGCAAAAGGCATATCGTTTACGAGCGATTGAACGGGCTCGACCGGAGATCGTTCGATATTGAGACCCTCTGGCGCTTCCGGGAGGGAAACGAAGTCGAGCGGCGGATGAAAGGATATCTTTCTCAGGCTGGATGGGAGCTCACGCAGGCGCAGCGCCCGGGCAAATTGGACGACAAATATCAAACGACTGGCCGGATCGACGCTATGAACCCGCTGAGGCGCCAACTGCCGGCGCCTTTTTCAGCGGTCTCTGAAGTTCCCGCCGAGATCAAGAGCATCAGTCCGCTATTTTGGGACCAACTCAAATCGATCGAGGACGTGAGGGGCACGCGATACTGGTGGATCCGGAAGTACCCGAGCCAGCTAAACATTTACTGCCTCATGTTAAAGGCCCCGGCCGGCTTCCTTATCCTCGGGACGTTCGGAAAGCGGCCGCGGATCCTGCCCATGCTTTTTGACCAAGACCTGGCCGAGCACGACCTGGGTGTGATCGAGGACGTGAACCGGCACGTCGACGCGGGAACCTACCCGGAGCCGATGCCCTACGACCCAAGTTGCTGTGGGATGTGCGAATGGAACCACCTATGCCAGCCGCTCAAGGCGACGGAGTTCCGCGAGATCAAGCAGGGCGAGGTTCCCGAGCTTGAGCATTATCTCGAGCTCAAAAAATGGCACGATGCCTACATGGAGGTTAAGACCAAGCTCATCGGGACGGGAGAGAAGCCGGGCCGATATCACGGCTGGAACGCAATCGTGAACGACATCGAGATTTCGACGCAGATCCAGCACAAGACTTTCTACGACATCCCGAAGGACATCAAGGAGCCCTATGGCCACAAACAGGATGTCGTCATCACGACGATTGAAAGGACGCAAGCATGAATTACGAGATCGAAAAAATAACAACGGACATCGTCGTCCGGGCCGCGGCCCTCGAGGTGAGGGACCAGGCATCTGCGAGCAGGGCGACGGAGCTGATCCTGACCGGTAAGGACGCGATCAGGAAGATCAAATTATTCTTCGCGCCGATGAAGGATTCGGCCTGGGCCGCGCATCAAGAAGTTGTCCAGAAGGAAAAGGCCGAGCTCGGCAAGATAGAGCCGGCCGTCTCGCTGCTCAGCGACAGGATATCCAGGTGGCGTGCTGAAGAGGCACGGAAGTGTCTCGCAGTCGAAGCAGAGCGGGCCAGAATCGAGAACGAGCGTAGGCGCATCGAGGAAGAGACCCTGCGAAGGGCCAGGGAGGCCGAAGAGAAGGCTGAACGCGAACGCCGGCGGCTCGAATTAGAGGCCGAGGAAATCAATCGGAAGGCTGCGAAAAAGACCAATGATGAAGCTGCCTTGAAGCGCATCGATGAGGAGCGGGAGAGGCTCCGTATTCGGGCGGAGGAGAGCCGGAGGACCGCGGACGAGGAGACCACGCTGGCCATCGACGAGGGGGCCGCGGCCGAGTCCGCCCTGCCGCCGGCGCCGGCCATCCAGGAGGCCCCGAGGACGACAGGCCTGACCATGCGGAGATATTGGAAGGCGCGAATAAATGATCCTTTTATGGACCCTATCAAAGCGAACCTTCGCCTTCTCCTCCGCGCCATCCTTGATGAGCAGGTATCGATCGAGGCCGTTTCTCCCTGTATGACTTATCTGAATGACCTCGCCGGCACGCTCAAGGATCAGGTCAAGATCCCCGGCGTCGAATTCTACTTCGAGGAGAGGATGGCCGAGATCGGCAAGCGGAACAAGGCATGAATCCATTCCGGGAGTCCGAGGCGCGTCGGAGGGGTCGAAAAAGACCCCTCCCTCCCGGATCCCAAATGAAAGGAAGATTATGAAGAGAGGGAAATCATACGACTGGATCCCCCTGTGGATCGACAAGTGGCTCATGGGATCAACGCGCTTCGAGCTTGAGCCCGGAGAGCGCTCGGTCTTCATCGACCTTATGGCCCTGGGAGCGAAAGATGATGGATATATAAGGGCAAATCCCATGATGGGATATCCTCATGAATATCTAACCCGAATCCTGAATGTGACCCCCGAATTATTAGAGGGATCGATCTCGAAGTGCGTCAAGCACGGGAAAATAAAAGAGCTGAAGAATGGAATTTATTATGTGAAAAACTGGCAGTCTTACAGCCTTTCTTCCAGGCATAAAAGGAGGGTCATGTCCAAGAACGCGGACATTGCGTCCGCGAAAGCGGACGGCGTGTCCGGAAAGGCGGACGCCTTATCTGTATCTGTATTGTCTAAGTCTTCTTCTCTTTCTTTTAATAAAAATCTTAAGGTGTGGGAGGGGATCACCGAGAAAGACAGGACCGGCTGGGGGGAGGCATACCCGGCCTGCGATATCGATATTGAACTCGCGAAGATGCGCGAATGGATTCTGGCCAATGGAGCCAAGGGGAAGAAATCGAACTATCGCCGCTTCATCACGAACTGGCTTTCAAGATCACAGGATCGAGGAGGAAGCGGGGGAGGAGGAGGTAGCCGGCCAGACGCCGGATTACCGGGTCGAGACGTGTTCAAAGCTCAATATGAAAAGCATAAAGCACAGGAGGGGAAATCATGAGACGAATCACACCGGATCAAAAACTCTGGATGAGCTTCTCACTAATCGTTCTTCTCGCGTTGGCGCTCGGCATATACGCTGGCCACAAGGTGACCACCGCCAATAAGGATGTCGAGATCATAGACCTTCAGGCCCAACTTGAGACGGCCAATGCGTCGCTTGCGGAAGTGGCGGTGGAACTCGCACAGTACCGCCAGAGCAAGGAAAGGATGATCGCCTGGGTCGGTCTGGCTTCATTCTACGCGGACGCTCATCACGGAAAGCGAATGGCGTCGGGGTCCCGGTTTGACATGAACGGCTTCACGGCCGCGCATCGCACACTTCCATTCGGGAGCCTGGTCCTCGTCCTGGACATGAAGAGGTCTACGTGGACGCTGGTAGAAGTCACCGATCGAGGCCCCGCAGAATGGACAAACCGCGATATCGACTTATCCAGAGCCGCAGCTCGTCAACTGGGAATGGAAAAGGACGGGGTCATCCCGGCGATGATGTTGACGGTCCAGGGAAGGCCGAGCACACAAGATTAACCAGATGGAAATTCTAAGAGTTTTTCCTAGGAGAACGGCGGCGACGCCGGACGATGGAATGGTACGGATTGGATATCCTGACTTATTCACGCCGAATTGTGACGAGATCCATATCAGCGTCGCGTTCACCTATGACCTAGGAAAGGCGGAAAGAATGGCCGAATGTTGGAAGTGGAGAGCGCCCATAAAATTGGGCGGACCCGCACTGGACGATCCTGGGGCGGATTTCGTTCCGGGTCGATATCTAAAAAAGGGATATGTCATCACGTCAAGGGGCTGTTCGAACAGATGCTGGTTTTGCTACGTCGGAAAAAGAGAGGGAAATATTAGGGAACTTTCAATAAACAATGGGTGGAACGTCCAGGACAATAACCTCCTGGCTTGCTCAAGGCCGCATATCGAGGCGGTCTTTGAAATGCTTTCACATCAATCCAAAAAAGCGGTTTTCTCCGGCGGGTTCGAAGCCGCGAGGATGGAACCCTGGATTGCCGAATCTCTTGTCCGCCTTAATCCCAAATCTATTTATTTTGGTTATGATCAACCTTCCGAAAAAGAGTCATTGGATTCAGCGGTCAAGATGATGAAGGGTGCGGGTTTTGGCCGGAATCATTCATTATCGGCCTATGTTCTGATTGGATATCCCGGAGATACGTTTACCGCCGCAGAGGAAAGATTGAAATTTGTTCTTTCTTTAGGCGTCCTTCCATTTGCGATGCTTTACCGCGACGATAGTGGATGGCCGAACGTGGACTGGCGTCAATTCCAACGGGAATGGTGTAGACCAAAAATCGTCGCATTTAAATTGAAAAATTTACTAAACGAAAGCACGGGGCAATTGACATGAAGAACTACACAATGAAGAGGAGCTTCTTCCTGGCCGCCCTTTTAGATGGTATGGCGGGCATCTTCCGGCCGCGAGCGCCGGACATGACCGACCTGCCGGACACGGCGGAAGCCATCCTGCGGGAGCTCAGGCTCGACTACGCGAACGAGGCGAAGTTCCCGAGCCGTCGGCGCCAGCTCCGCGCAGAGTCAAGGGACGCGGCCGGGTACATCTGGGAAAGGGGGACGGGGTGGGTGAAGAAAAAAAGGCGCTGACAGTAAAGATGAGTCGGGTCGTCATCGATCTGATAAAGGATGAGAAACTTCTGGACCATTTCCTGCATGAGGCCGCCTTGGGCGAGCTCGGACAGAAGGTCCGGGAGATCGACGAGGCGTTCCACAGCGACTGGGAAAACCAGAAGGCATTCCAGCAGAATCTTGTGAAGAAGGACCAAGAGATCCGGGCTAAATTGATAGACGACATGATCGGATTCTTCGATTTTCCGCCGGGCCGGATCTCCCTGAAAAAGTACAAGGCCTGGCTGAGGCGCATGAACGCCGGCGCGTATGACAAGTCCGAGGTCAGGTACTGGGAGGCGCGGCTGGACGAGGCATTCCCGAGGGATGCGGCCCGGGACCGGGTCCACGAGTGGGAGGGGGTCTGGTTGTGGGATTGATCGGGAGGATCCTTTGCGCCGCGGGAATCCATGAGCGGCGCGCGGCCGATGTGATCAGTGACGATCTCACCTCCTGGACAGTCGTGGGCTGCATCAGGTGCGGAAGAATTCTCGACCAATGGATCGCACCGCCGGCACCGGTGAACTGCCTATGCTCGATCTATCCGGCCGTCGAGATGGACCCGGAAATGGAGCCAGAGCCGGATGAATTTGAAATGGAGGATTAAACAGAATGAAGGAACAAGAATTATTCGGGAAAGAGGATCAGGTCTACTCCGCGATCGCCACAGAGAAAGGGATTGTCTCGGCCGAGATCAAAGCCGTCGACAAGGCGATCGAGCGGAAGGAGAGCGAAAGGAAGGCGCTCGAGGAGCGTTGCCAAATGCTCTCGAACGCGATGAAGATCGCCGAGCCGAAGGCAAAGGGGAAAAAGAAGAAATCGAAATAGCAACTCACGCCCCCACGGGCGAGAGAATAAATTCGAGGAAGGTGCTCATCATGAGCAGGAAGACAATCGCGGTGGTTGTGGCCATCATCGGCGCGGTCCTGGCCATCATGGTCTCGGAGTTCGGCCTGTCCATCAACGCCGTCGCCCTTGCGGCCACTCTTGGCTCAATCCTGGTCTGGGTCTTTGGCGAGGCTAAGGCCGATATCGCCAAGATCGGAGCGCAGATCGGACGGTTCAAGGACCCGAAATTTTTGCTCACCATCGTCTCCGCCATCGTCGGAGCCCTGGGAACGGCTGGAGTGAATATGCCGATCTCGCCGGAGATAATCATTGCAGTCCTGACGGCGATCGTCGGCATCTTATTCAAGGCTGATTCGCGTCTGGCGAAGACCTGAAGCACGATTAATCCCCCGGGGGGCCCGGGCTTTTCTTTTCAACCTCCTTTCACCGGGCCCCTTTCCGGGGCTGAAAGGGAAAAACTTATGCAGAAACGAATGGTCCTCGAATGGCGCGACCAGGTCTTTGAGGTCAAAGATTGCGCCTTCTGCCCTGGACGCCGGCAAAACTTCTGCCTTCCGCGCAAGGTCCGGCTGAGGCGGGCGAAAGGTGAGTTCCCGAAATGCCCCCAGAACCCGTGCCCCGTCCATGCCGAGGGAAGAGGACAAAGGCGACTGATCGGCCGGCCGGCGAAAATCGAGCGACCGGTGGAGAGCGCGGGGCCGGCGGGGCCGAAGTGGCCCTTCCCCGTCTCCTGCTCATGGTGCGGCCGCGCGGTCGATCCGATGAAGGCGGTTCTCGTCGTGAACGATAGTGAGCCGAACCGGATCTATGACCGCTTTGAATGTTTAGAACAATATTTAAGGACTTATGATAAATAATATTTTCTCCCGGTTATATGGGGAAACCAATATCTTAATTATGTAAATCCGTTGACAACTTTTTATTTTGCCTCACGCTGAAGGCGTGAAGCCAGACGACCTTTTCCGGGCCGACTACCTCCGCGCCGTCGCGGTGGACTACGCCAAGCACTTCATCGGGACGCCCTATCGATGGGGGGGCGATGACCCGATGGAAGGCTTCGACTGTTCGGGATTCATCGTCGAGGTCCTTCAAGCCGTCGGCAGGGTGCAAGGGCGCGATTATACGGCCGATGAACTTTATACGATTTTCAAACCAGCCGCTGTCACGCTCGGATACGCGGGGTGCCTGGCATTCTGGCTCGATGACAAGGGTCATGCGGTCCACGTGATGCTCATGGTCGACAATGGGCACGTGATCGGGGCCTCGGGGGGCGGGTCTAAAACGACCACGATATCGGATGCAGTCCGAGAAAACGCCTTCATAAAGATGAGGCCCCTGACTTATCGCAAGGGGACGCCGGTCATCGTTGATCCGTTCAGGAAGATATTGGAGTGAATCATGGCGATCGCCC